GCACTGTGCAAGAAGCTTGCCCAGACCGCCCACGACAGATGTGTTGAGTTCACTAGAATATCTCGCGAGCTCAAATACAGTGACACCCAAAGATTTGCGAATCGGTTTTCTGAGTGAGATCACAGAGAGGAGCTCATCGCCCGAGAACAATCCCCACGCGATCGTCGCTCTAGCGTCACCATCAATGTGTGTCCTCTCGAAGAACTCTCGCCTGACCTCTGGGGTGATTTCCTTCACGACACACTTGCGAGCGAAGACTCTCCGCGGCGCGATGCCCAGGCGAGCTCGCACCATCGACTCTACGATCCGTCGCTTGTCGCGCCACTCGTCCTCAAAGACGTGAAACAGTCTGACACCCACAGAGGTTGCTGCATCTGTCTTCTCTTCGTGATAGAGCGGGTGCTTCGTCGCGTCTGTGTGGAAGAACAGTCCGTTGAACTCGATTCCAAACTTGTGCGCGGGACAGTAGACATCGATCTCGCGGGGAGGGATAACCCGTCTCGTCGACTCGTACACCTCGACGCCGAGCGACCTGACAAATGCAGAGAGTTCTAGCTGAGCGCACGATTCTTTCGGGTGGCAAATAAGACATTTCGGTGTATTTTGCAACATCATCACATTTCGTTGCGAGTCGTGTCCCTTCTCTAGACACCTCACGTGAAGTAGTTGGTACTTGTTTCTGTAATCATCGGGATTTGATAGCAGTTCAAATCCCGCTTCTTCCGCTATTTTTGTGACATCTTCTCTCGTGTATCGCGTCGCCGAATCATAATTCGTCACCCGCGTGTGAGAGATTCTGTCGCCAATCCCAGCTAACTTTTCTGACGTCTCGCGTGTAAGACCCTCATTCCAGACCTTAGAGACGCCCTCTAGAAAGTTACGCTTCTTGGTAGCAGACCCGCGCGCGAGCGCATCGCACGTCTCTTTTGTCTTACCAAGCCAGTGCGCTTTGATCCTACCAGAAGCGTACCCTTCGCGCATTGTCGCGCTCTTCTTGATAGAAGCTCGAGCCAGGCTTTCGTCCGTCTCTTTCGTCTTTCCAGCGTTCCAGATTTTCGTCTTCCCGGAACGAATGTTGCTCACACGGGTTGCCTGTGCTGCAGCGTGAATCTCTGGATTGGAGAAATTTCCTTGGGATGACGCGTTGTGCCCGCGGAGGAACTTGGAGGAAAATCCCAGCTTCCACCCGTTCCACGGGATTTTGCTGAGGCACCCGCACCCGCATTGTGGTACTCCCCCAGCACACTGTGTCTCGATGTACAACGCTTCGGGATCGAGTCCATGCTCTGCTACAATGTGTTTTTCGAGCTTGGCAGCCCAACAGAATTCGCGATCGCAACGAGGACATTTGAACATGATCAAGTTGTATCTCATCGTTCCAACAAGAACAAAATTAAACGTCGAAAGGCCCATCGTAGGGCCTTTCGAGCGGTGCAACGATCCAGAGTCGAGATCAGAACTGAAGTACAGCGTTGTCGTAAGACAACGTCAGCTGAATCTCGATGGCATTTTGGTCTTCGTACGTAAGCTCTCCGAAGTTGACGTTGGTTATGAAAGCGCCTTTCACGTCCCATAGTTCGACGACCGTTCCCGTGGGGTCTGTCAACTTGAGCTGCACGTCGCGCTTGTAGAAGTCTGCGTAACCCGCACGTCCCGAGACAGACTCGAAGTGCAGGCGCAGCCACTCCATGACCTGCTGGGCGCCCGAGGGAGCGACTGGGTCCATGAGCGTCACTGACATCTCCTGAAAAGTCGTCTTGCCCGCGATGTACCGACGCGAGTTCATGAACGGGATCTCGAGGCGCTCTGTCTGGATCTGCGGCCTCTGGGCTGTCTTGCAGAGGAAGGCGTCAATACCCTCTATCGCAAGCAACCATCGCCCTTTTCGCTTTGGCTCGTACTTATTTGGAAGGAGAGTTGTAACGTCAAGAACTTCAGCGATTTTCGCATCCAACTTTCTTTTGGGACACCAAACAACTCAGTGTCACACAGGACTAGATATGCGCTCGTTTACAATTTCGACAAATTAAATAAACAAAGTGAAAAGAGCGTTGTATCATCACAAAATGAAGACGTCGGCAAGAAACCCAATCAAGTGTGCCAAGTGCGATTTTGTGACAGCTCGCGCCGGGATGAACGAAAAAATTACCGAACATTACGGCACGACTCACGGGATTACTGATCCGATCGAAGTCTACGTCGATACGAAATGCGGCGGTGCTAGGCCCATTTGCAAGTGTGGGTGTGGAAAGTACGTGCGATGGTATGGGTGGGCGCGCGGATTTGAGCGTGAGTACGTGAATGGTCACGGAGTTCCATGGAAGGGCAAAACGAAAGACACTGATCCACGCCTCGCGGCAATGGGAAAAAAAGTGAGCAAGACGCGGAAAACGCTTATGGACGCTGGTGAAATCACGATCTGGTCAAAAGGCAAAACAAAGGAGACAGACGAACGTGTTGCCGCAATGAGTGAAATGTTCAAAGAGCAGTACGCTAGTGGCGAACGGAATGCGTGGCACAAAGGACTTACAGAAGAGACAGACGAACGCGTTGCTAAGTGGGCACAACAGCAACGAGACGATTTTGCGTCTGGGAAGCGTCAAGCTTGGTCAAAGGGAAAAACGAAAGAGACAGAGCCTCGCTTGATAACGTGGGCAAACAGTCGCGATATGGAGAGACATCGCAATCTCATTAGGATCCCCTGGTCACAGATCTCTGAATCGTTTTCAAAGCTCAAAAACTTGACATTTGTTGGAAGTGAAACCGACTATGTGGCTGCGTGCTACGCGACATTGCTGATGAGATGTAACAGTTGCGGAAACGAAAAGCTTCGAGACTACGTCGGTTTGTTGAACGATCGATGTGACATCTGTTCGCCTCTTATCTCAAAGGGCGAAACAGAATGGCTCGACTCTCTCAGCATTCCACCCGAATGTCGAAATCGGTGGGTTCATGTAGAAGGTCGACGCTTCAACGTTGACGGGCTCATCAACAGCACGATCTACGAGTACTACGGCGACTATTGGCACGGCAATCCGAAGACACAGGCACCCGACAAAATCAATCACATGTCGTGCGCACCAATGTCACAACACTTGCAATATACGCTAGACCGCGAAAGTATCCTGCGAGAAGCAGGCTATGTCGTCGTTACCATGTGGGAATCAGATTGGATGAACCTACGAAAGTCACGTCCGCACTGACGTCACTCCGGGTTCTCTGCGTAGAACTGCAAGAGATCGTCGTTGATCATCTCGATGACCGCGTCTGAGAACTCGTTGGCGAAGTGTATGTGAAGCTCGCGTCGTCCCCTCGGGTGGCGATGAGCTCTTCCTTGATGATCTGACGCAGTTTGCTGAGTTTGATTTTCATTGTCCTACACTTTTCTTAGTTTAACCATCGACCGACGCGCGGACGCGCTTCCTGCGATCGTATGCCCTGTGCCACTGACCGTCCGCACCCCACATGAGCATCGAACCGACACCACGGCCGCCGGGTGGAATCGCGTGGAGACGACCCATCTCTTCCCAGATTTTTATCCCGCTCGTGTCGCCGAACATATCTTCGAGCGCAGCGAGTGCCTCTGGATTGTTGCGCTGGAGCTGTGAACGCTCGCGGCTCGGATCTCCGCCCGTTCCGGCCTCGTACCGCTCACCGCCAAAGCGTGGAACGACAGACAGCTCTTCTCTGATGATCTTACGCAGTTGGCTAAGTCTGATTCTCATGGCCGATTTTTCTTTCTTGGTTTTTTTCCGGGATACGCGTCTTCCGGGACAAGTTGACACGTCTCGGCGTCCCATTCCCGCTCTTCTCCGGGATTGTCAAGCGACGTAACAACAAGAAGGTCTCCCTCGACCTCGTCAACCATGCCAAATTCGGGCACATCACCTTCGTATGACCCATCGTATCTAACGATGTCGCCTGGTTTGAAACCAGCAGTGCCAATGACATTCTCTGGACGCTTGTAGTGCGTACAGCTCGGGTTGACACACTCTACGTCATTCAGCCCCACGTACGCACCCTCTGCACCACAGACGGGACACCGGGACTCTGCCAAGAGTGACAGTTCCTCTTTGATGAGCCGTCGCAGAGCTGAGAGTCTGATTCTCACGGGGGTCCCCACTGTCCGCTGTAATCGGGACTCCGCTGGACGTTGGCTTCACAATCGGGTATTTCGGTATCACACTGCCATTGTCCGACACACGTGCCCTCACTGTTGTAGGCACCAAGAGAACCGTAACCCGTTGCGTAATAATCAGCACCAGGACATGGTGTGATTTCTCCCGCCTCAAAGTAAGGCATCAAGTGATTCACTACGTATGGATCGTTTGAAGGGTGAAATTTGATGCTCTTTGCGGATGCCTCGGGAGCAGCCTCTGACGGTACGTAGTGCTTGCACTTTTTGTTTGTGCACTCTACGTTGTTGAGTCCCACGTACGCGCCCTCGGTGCCGCACACCGGGCAGGCAACCTCTGTGAGGAGCCCACTACGCTTGATCTCTTCCCTAATGAGCCGTCGCAAACTATTCCACTTGATCTTCATTGTCGCTCCCTCGTGTTTCTTTTTCGTCTTCCCGACCCGGTGTGACGGAGCAACCTCCTCGAGATCTTCATCATCGAAGAGGAGCTCGTCATTACTAGGGAATTCGCAGCCTCTCATCTACATCGCCCCAAGATCAGGTGCCAGGATTTGACACGATGAAGTCGATGGAGACCGTCTCGATCGTCTTCGTCGGAATGACGAAGATCTGACCGCGAATTGTGTTGTTGTCGATGTCGTTCTGTGTCGTGGTCGATGTATCGATCTTCACGAGGAACTTCGTGACACCGCCCTGCGCCTGAACCTTCGCGAGGCGAGGGTTCACGAGGTTTGAGAAGCGGGACAGCGTCGCCTCGCGGTTGGGCTCGAACACGATCAGGTTGGAGATCTCCCTGACCATCCTGCGGATCTCGATGAGGAGTCGACGCACGTTCACCCTGTCAAGCGACGAGGCGACCGAGTACAGCGTCTTCTGTCCCCACACCACGACGCCGCCCGGCTTTGGATCCGCACCCGTGGGCGAAGAACCCGGGAACGCGACGATCGGGTTGATGTCGACGTCAGACAGCGTGTCCATGTTGTCCTTGCTGAGCTTGATCGTCGCCTCGAGCGTCGATGCAAGCGCTCCGCGAGCGAAACCAGCAGGTGCGAACCACGGGTGTGCGAGCGAGTCGTTCACAGCGAACGCTCCGAGCACCGCGACAGAGGGTGGCACAACGACGTTCGTCAGTGTGTTCGGGTCTGTCATGATGACGTCGGGGTAGTAAGCTGCCGCGAAGGACGTGTTCAGTGCGCGGTCCGCGAGGCGAGCCGCGGTGTACTGAACGTTCGGTGTCTGTCCCGAGGATGTCACGAGGAGGTTGTGTGTGTCGTTCTCCTCGATGTCCATGATGTAGAGGGCGTCGAAGCGATCCTCGACGGCACTGATCATGTAGTCGGTAACAATCGGGTTCCTGATGCCAGGAGCCACGAGGAGCTTCACATCGACATCTGTCGTGCTCTTCATGATGTCGATCGCCTTGCGGTACGTCTTCACCGTTGGACCATCGGTGAGTCCGCGTGAGGAGTTCGCCATCTCGTACGCAATTGCGTTGTTCGTGAGCTCAGCTGCGTCCCTGTCAAAGATGTTCACGCCGTTAAACCCACCCTGTACGAAGAGCGAGAACTTTGCGAACTTCCTGTTCGACTGCTGTGTGAGGTCTGTGAGCCTGAACGCACGGGTCTTCGCCGAATCGGACGCCGCGATCGCGCCGTTCCTGACGTATGCCGCAGATGCCCACTGGGACGCATCTGCGTAGCCCGCGGAGTTCGTGACAACCTGGAGGTTCTCGAGAGAGAACAGGTTATTGTTGAACCTATCGACATCGAGCACACCCATGGTCGTCGACTCTGCGACGCCCGAGTTGTCCTCGGCGAGAACATTTGCGTTTACCGTCTGGAAGTTTGGGAAGTACTTCGTGAGGTTAGTGACCGTCTTGTTCTGGACAGACGACGCGTTCGGGAGGTCGAGGTTCGATACCTGCTCGAACTGAACACCCCAGTAGTACGACGAGTTCACGACACGCGAGGCACCAGATCCCGCTGTGATGTTTGTCCTCATGGGAACCGGTGGTTGGACCGCCCTTCCGACGTATCCCGTTGCTGTCGAGACGAAGGCCGTATCTGACCCCTTCGTGAGCGGCATAGAACCAGAAGTGATGAGGTGCGGAGCGCCGCGGAAGCCCATCGGAAGAGCTGTCGCGTCCATCTCCGTGGAGTCGACCTGCGAGTCTACCTCTACGCGAACGTAGTTCGAAACGCGTGGGAAGTTGCCGAGGACAACGAGCTTCTGCGCGTCGTCAACGTGTTCCCAGTCGTAGTAGATGTTCTGATCACCGATCGCCTTCGCGATGTACTTGTCAGACGAAGGATCGAGGTTGACGCCCCTGTACGACTCGAGGATCTTCGCGTCTGTGTCGCGGTCTTCCCACCTACGAATCACGACATCGAATGTGCCGTACTTGTTCGTAGGATCTGTCGAGGGCGTGATGCTCTCGATCGAGATCTTGATCTTGTTTGCGACGTCAGCACCGTCGTCAAACATCCAGAATCTGAAGAGGTTTGCCGGTGAACCACCGAACCTCTGCGAGATCACCCACGGCGTCTTACCCGTGTCGTAGCGATCCTCCCAGTTTTCGTAGTTGGGGATGTTCGCCGCACCCGTATTGCGGGCGGCAGAACCCGACGTGATGAACGCCGCTTCCTCGAAGCCAGTAGCGATACCACCGCCAGCGGAGAGAGCAGTCGAAACGATTCCAGTACCCGTCACGACCGCCTGCGCGCCGTGAATGTCGTACTGTGCGTAGAGGTAGTGACCGGCCTGCGCAATCTTGTAGGGATCTTTGTTGAGGACGTTACCGAAGTAGTTTGGTGCTGTCACATCGAAGGACGCCGTGATGGCGTTCGGGTATGATGCATCAGTTCCCTTGTGTCCGTTCAAGAGAATGACGAACTCCTGCTTCGAAACACCCGACTCGAGGAGCTTCACCGCGCCAATGATCTGACCGTTCGAACCGGCGTCTGTACCAGCAAGTGTAGAAGCAGGCGCAGAGTTTGTGCCATCGCGAGACGAAGACATCCTCAGGAGAACGCCAGAAGCGGCCATGACAACACCGCGAACGATCGGGATTGATGCCGTTGTGTGAAGTGCCTTACCACCAGGACCCTGAAGTCCCGCGTCCGAGAACACCGTAGAGTTCAGCGACTCCGACATGAGCGCGCCCAAGAAGTACATCCTTCCTGGGGGACCGTTGAGGTTTGCGTACGGGTTGTTTGTCAGAGCACCCGTGCTGGAGTCTGGAAGCTGAGCTCCCACAACGAACCCCGCACCTTCGACGCTGCCAACGTTCGCTCCGTTCGTGAGCCTGCGCTGTGCTTTACCAGCACCGAGGACGCGAAGGTATGTACCTGCGCGAGAGTTACGTAGCCACTCAACCATCGCGAGAGGTCCGAACTTCTTTCCATCAGTCTTTCCGAAGACAGAGTAGAAGTCATCGTCCACAGCGACAGTCACAGGAACGAAGGCTGGGCCCTTCAGAGAGGTACCGATGACGCCTGCTGGCGTACCTGTCGGTTCGACTGTCCGAGGACCGGACCGATCGATCTCCGTCGTGGAAACACCGGCACTGCTGAATTTTGACCCTGCCATTTATGTCACTCCCTAATCGTGTCTAAGTATCGGCCTTTGCGTAATCAGACGAACGTGACCTGCCCGTTGGCGATCACAAAGTCAATGCTGATGAACTCGATCGTCTTCGTCGGAACGAGAACGATTGAGCCGTTCACCCTGTGATCGTCCAAGTCAGCCTGTGTGTTGTTCGTGTCGTCCATTGTGACGCTGAACGACTCGAGACCGGCCTGTGTCTGAATGAGGCCGAGTTGTGTCGTAACGTCCTTCACGAAATTGTCGCGCTCTTCTGGGAGACCGTTCTCGAAGACGAGCTTGCGAGCACGCTCGACAACGAGCCTCTTCACCTCGAGGACGAGGCGCCTCACGTTTACCCTGTCGAGGGCGCTTCGCATCTGCTGAAGCGTCTTCTGACCGTAGATGACGAATCCCTCTTTCGGGAACGATGCGATCGGGTTGATGCGCGCGTCCTGCAGGCGATCCCTGTCAGAGTTTGACAGTCTCACGCCAACATTCTTCACGAAGTCAAGTGCCGCGCGATTGAAGCCAGCGGGTGCGAACCACGGGTAGCCGACCTTGTCATTGAAACCGAGAGCCGCAAGAGCAGCGACAGAAGCGGGAGTCGTGACCCTACGCTTATTGTCGGTGTCATCGAGCGAGACATCCGGCCAGTATGTCGTGAGGTAGCTGTTGTCGATGGCCCTCGACTCGAAGTTCTTCGCCGTCTTGTCGACGCTCGGACGCGCGACAGAATCATCGTACAGGCGGTTGTTGTCCTCGTCGTAGGACGGGATATCGAGGACATACAGTGCAAGACCGTACTCTTTTGCCCTCTCGGCGACGTAATCCGTGATGTACGACTCCCTGATGCCAGGAAGAGCGAGGATGTTTGTGTTCACCGTCATCGGATCTGTCATGATCGTTGCGGCAATCTTGTAGGAGTAGACGACGTTGTTCGACACGCCCGAGCCGCCGACGTTGCTGCTGAGGCCCGGCGACACGTACGAAGACTCTGCTCCACCATACGACGAGAAGGAACTCGCCTTGTCGTTCATTCGACGAGCGTTCCTGTCGAGGATGTTCACACCATCGAACCCACCGTAGAAGAAGTTCGTGAACTTCGCGTACGCCGTGAACCTGTTGAACTCGACGGACGACGTCTGTGCAGCAAGAGTCGCGAACGTGATCCTTCTTGTGATCACACCGTCGTTCACGGTGTAGGATGTCGGATCTGGGCGCGCGTTCCTGATGTACGCAACATCACGCATGTGCTGAACAGGAGAACCCGTGAGCTCAGACACGGCCTGCTGCAAGAACGCGACGTTTGCAAGCGTGAACTTGTTGTTGTTCTGTGTATCCGCACCAGAACCGGTGAGAAGCGTATCGAGCTTCGAAATTCCAAGGAACTTCGCAAACGATCCGATGAGAGTGTTCTTCTCTGTCGCAGGGTTCGGGTTGAGAGGGGTCGTGTTCCTCTCGAATTTCACGCCCCAGTAGTATGAAGCGTTGACAATCTCCGTTGCACCGGGATTTCCTGTGAAGCCCGAGGTGCCAACGTCTCCCTTTGTGACCTTCAGTCGGAAGGGAACGGGCGGCACGATGCTACCAGAGAGTGACGATGTCACGTTCAGACCGAAAGACATGCCAAGGCGACGCGGGTTCGAAGAACCGACATCGGTAAGGTTGTCATTTGTCTTCAGAACCGGAATGCCCCTGAAGCCGAAAGGCAACACGTTCTGCGGGACAAGCCCATCGCGAACGGCATCACTTACGATAACACGGCAGTAGCGCGAAGCGTTCTTGTACTTGCCGGAGACGACAAGGCGGCGCTCTGCAATGTCGGTCGCGTCGAAGTTGTAGCTAACTTCACGGTCACCGATCACCTTCGCAATGTAGCGATCAGAGTTCGGGTCGAGCGTCAGGTTTGGGAAGCGCTCGAGGACCTTCGGATTTGCGTCCGTATCATCGAACGAACGAATGAGCACTTGGAACGTGCCCCATGGGCTCGACGGATCGGAAGACGCTCTTACGTTAGAGATCGAAACCTTGTAGAGGGTATTTGCGTACTCACCGTCGTCCAGTGTCTCGAAGTAGAAGAGGTCATACTCGACCTTTCCGAACGGCTGCGAGATGAACATCGTCGTACGCGGAGTCGTGTAGCGTGTGTCGAAGCGACCGAAAGCCTCGCGGAATGCTAGCGAAGTGTCTCCGGACGTCTGTGATGTGTTCGAAGAGCCTGATGCAACGCCGACTGCAGTAGCTGTCGCGACCTCATTGTCGACGGCAAAATCTGCGTAGAGAAGGTGTTGATCGGTAGCAAAGCGATCGGGATCAGAGTTGAGCAGCTTGCCGATGTAATCGGTGCTCGAGGGATCGAGCGACGCGGTGTAAACTTTGAGGCCAGAGAGGCCATCAGCAACACCGAATGCAGTTCCGTCCGTCGAAGAGAGGATGAGCTTGAACTTGCCAGAGGCAACCGTCGCGTAGTCATCGGGTACCAGAGAACCGAACACTCCTGTCACGGGCTCATCACCGTTGACAACCATCATCCTCGTGCCAGAAGCGAGAAGGACCATCGCGCGGACGAGGTGAACTGACGAAGCACCGAGGTATGCGTCAGAGTCACTGAACATCGGGATGCCGAACGCCTCATTTGTCTGAAGCGTGTGACGCGCGGTAAGAAGCTGAACCGCACCCTTGTAACGACCGTCAGTTCCACCGACACCCGCATTTGCCGCGGTGCCAGCAATGACGAATCCGGCGTTCTTTACCTTTCCGGTGAGCTCTGTCGTCGTAATCTCAGACTCCAGGTTGTTAGCACCGGCGCCGAGGACGCGGACGAACGTACAGGCATTCTTGCTATCGAGAAATGACTTGACAGCGTAAGGACCGTACTTCTTGGGATTGAGACCGCCGAACTTCGCCTTGAAGTCGGAAAACGAACCGACAGTAATCGGAACGAACGCAGGACCCTTGTCTGATGTGCCAACGACACCAGCTGGAGTACCTGTTGGGGTAGCTGCACTGTTGCCGGCATCAATCTCAGACTCGTAAAATCCTGGCGAACGAAATGTCTGTTCTGCCATCGGTGCTCTCTCCTTCAGTGTGTTGGGTCAGAAACGGGTATCCATAAGTATGGAGACTTACCCACAGTTCTCAGTCAAGTTCAATTTCGATTCCTGGGTTGATCGATCTTACTATCGACTCCCCTGACTTGGCATTGACCGACACCACTTTTACGTATTCGGCCCTGCTTCCCTTTGTGAAAGGGTTCTTTGTCACGCGCACAGAGTATGAACCTCTCTGCGCCGTGGGCCGCGGAGTGACCTCACCGTCTAGTGTGTATCCGAGTGTTGGATCGTCTGCGCCATCGATCGTGGGAGACTGCACCTCGCTGCCGCCCGCACCCTGCACCTCTCCAGATACGTCAAATGAAACCTCAGGAGAAGAGACGTATCGCCTGACGGGAGAAGGCATCCCAGGAAGTGACGGCGCGACTGTGTACGCTCTGACACTGAGCGTGAACACGTACTTCATGACGCGCTCATTTTCGTTCAGGTCGTCGATGTTCGCCGTTGATTTGAAGTCTCCGTTGAGGTACGCCACAAACCAGTAACCTTTCGGCGTCGTCAGCTTCAGCGCGGGAAGCTGAGGTAGCATCGATGCCATCAACCTCTCGATCATCTCGTTCATCTGCTCTGTGTACTGTGCCCAGAACGTGACTTCGTAGTTTGACGTGTAGAACTGCGGCGTCGGAATCGTGATGATTTCCCACACAGCTCGATTGGGATCGTTCGCCAGCAAGTTTCCCTTCAGGACGTCCGAATTCCAGCGATCCAGTCCCACCTCTCTGCCAGAAGAAACGGGCGATCCCAGAGAACCCGTGGGAAGGTTGTCTTGGTTCGGGATCAAATTCTTGTTCACCAAGTTCTGGTACTCTCGATCGACAGAAGAAATTCTCCTCTTCACAACGAGGTCTCCGACGGCTTGGTTGATGCCCCTACCCAGCTGGTCCTGTTCGACCTTCTGATCGATAGAGGTACGGACAATAGAGATCAGGGGAAGGATCAATGTCCCGGACTTGTCGCGGATACCCTTCCTCTTCTTATTCAGCGCCCACTTTTCGCCGACGCCGAGGAACACCGGTATCTTTGCGAGCGACCTGACACCGTCAGTCGTCCGACTGACCTGAAATCCTATCTCGCTGTCAAATGTCTGAAAGAGAGCGCGATCTACGTCTTCAATGCCGCACGATGGGATCGAGATGTCGCCGGGCACATCTACGCCGGCATATCCGGACGGAATGCCACGCTCGTCGCCCGCGCCCCACCTAACAGTCATGCTCGATAACTATCAATCGTCAGAGTAGAACGATGGGCCCGTGCCCGTATTCCCTCGGGGACCGACCTCTTTCGCGCCAGACAGGGGCGGTTCCAGCAACCCACGCTCCTGAAGTTCGCGCTTGTCTCCGGTTTCGCCGAGGCGATTCTGTGGCAGACCCCTCTGCTGCACAAACTCTTTCTGTGTTCCGTTTTCGTCACTGATATCTGTCGGTCCAACGAGATCTTCTCTGAACTGCCCGTCGCGGGCCTTCTTTGCCCAGACGCGAACGCCGTCCCTGTGCTCCACCTGACCAAACATCGTCTTGATGATGTTCACCTGGTGAATCTCGTAGAAGTTTTCACCGTACTGGTAGAAGTCGCCCACATCGACCGTGACGCCCTTGTCTACTAGGTCTCTCCACTGAATGTAGAGCTCCATCGTGTAGTCGTCTTCCGTACCAAACCTATCCGTGTGTGTCTCGTTCTTGGGATTGTCCGCCAGAACTTCAAGCACGACTGGCTCATCGAACACCTTGTCGCGGGCTTCGCCGTACAGATTATTCGCGGGTGTATTTGTGACAGAGATGTGAAAGTACCTTATTGTCTGTCCGATGACGTCTTTGATCAGTTCTTTCGTGATATCAGCTACGAAAGCGAGGTCTTTTTCAGAAGCGAATAGTCTCGGCATGAGTCACCCTTTCATCCGATAATGATCGGCGACCGCATAGGAATTACCCTGAGCATCCTCAACATGGCTTCAGCCTTGTCTGCCTCTTGATTTATCAGAGAGGGAAGAGTGAGCTTGTCGAGGTCCTCTCGCAGGGTGTCTCGCAGTTTGTCCTGCTTCTCACGGGCCTGGGTGACGAGTTCTTCACCATTGAGCACGACTTCGTTGTTTGGAATGGGTAGGCTCTTGAACTTCGACCTCACCCTACCCAGGATCTCCTGTGCAATGGCGAACGTCATCTCACGTATCCACCACCGGCCCACGTCGTTCACGGTCGAGTAGGGAATGTTGGAGAACGGAGCGTTTGAGAATCCGGAGACACCGTACACCGAATCGTCCTGAAATGGCGGGCGAAGAGCGTCCGTCACGCTTGGTGAGACGCGCATCCAGAGCGTGTGAGCTACGCGCGTCTCTGTCGGGACAGGGAAAATTCTAATTTTGCCACCCGTGATCTGGTAGCTGTAGTTTGATCGCCTGACGCGAGCAGCTGCTTCCATCATGCCGCGGCGCAGAACGTCTTCAAAGATGGGCAGGACATAGAACACTGTCGAGTTCACGTACGATTCGTAGTTGAACTCGTTCGCCAAGAAGTTTGTCACATTCGAGGCGTTCAGCAGGAAGTGCTGCGCAGCCATCGGCTCAAAGTGAAACACCTCCCAGACTTTCAGACGCGAGTGACTACCACTCGCAAGGTTCGGAAAGTACAGAGAACCGCTCATAGAGCCAGAACCGATCTTCAGTTCCCTGTAGAGATCGTAATCCTGCCTGCCATTTTCGATGTCTATGTAGCACAGGTCAACGGGTTGCGACCCACCGAACCCCGTCTCTTGGATGTAGGGCTCTGCAAGCCTCATCAGAAAATCGAGCGAGTTGTGCGGGTACTTGTTTGTCATGCTGCCAGAACTACCCGTGGGCGATCCGAGCAGGCTCGCGAGCTGCGAGCGAATCTGAAACATGTTCACTGTGGCACCGTACTCTACGGTCGCCTCTTCAAATGCGGCATAGATCTGTCGTGACGTGAGCTCAACTGGGAGGATGTCGTCTCCGAGCTTTCGCTTGACGAATGTCACCATCCCATCGGCCTCACGCTGGAAGTCGGGATCTGTGTCAAACAATGAAAATGGCGTGGGTCTAATCACGTCTACGAATCGCGTCATGCTGTTAAGTATGTGACACATCTACTACAAATGTAGTATCACAGTCTAAGCATCGACATATCTATGACTGTGACTTGGCAAATTCGAAAATGTGCAATCTGTGCGTTTGAAAGCAATTCAAACGTAAAATTACGCAAACATGTTAAATCTGAACACGATCTCGATTGGGAACTGTATGCAATCCAAACACAACATGGCGGAAAACGGCCAGTGTGTAAATGTGGATGTGGTATTGCTGTCAAATTTCATGATGTCACATGTACTTTCAACTTCTATGTTCGGGGTCACAATGAAGTGTCCATGTCAGAAGAAACCAAGCGACTGGTTGGTGTGAAAAATTCAAAAAACATGAAACGTTACTACGCTGAGCACGCTGAAGAGGGCAAGCTCCGTGCACAACGTATGCGCGATTTTTTGACAGACAATGTACTCAGACGACGTAGTGAAGCTGTACGTAAAGCAACAACGTCTGTTGAGTTCAGACAAAAAATGAGCGAAAACTGGAAAGAGTTTTGGGCCAAAAATCCCGAAATTAGGATTCGCCGTGACGCTTCTTGCAAGAAAACATACAACACTAGAGCGTTGTGTGGAACGTATGAAAAAACTCGACAGCATCTCTCAGAAGTGATGTCAAAAAAGCTAATCAACAATGAACGAATTTGGCAACGTGGAGAATACGCGCCTCACAAATCCGTGAAAAACTTGTGTCGCTACAAGTCATCATATGAACTAAAAGCGATGATTGAGCTCGATGAAACTGAGTCGGTTATCGCGTGGGAATATGAATCGCTACGCATTCAATACACTGGTGTTGACGGCACGGAGCATTTCTACGTTCCCGATTTTATCGTACACACGAACGCAGGGAAGACGTTCATTGTAGAAGTCAAACCCGCCAAACTTCGTGACAAAAATATCCCAAAATTTGAAGCTGCTGCTCTATACTGCAAGCAAAACAACATGTCATTTGTTGTCTGGGAACCTGATGATGGTCAAATATGTGAACTTTTCAAGATGTCAGACGATGAAATTCACCGAGACATCTGAATTATCGCGTTGTCGATCTCTGAATTTTCGGACTGCTTGACGCGCTGTGAGGGAGCGTGCCAGTAACACACGGCCCCCGTAACGGGATCATACGCAAATGGCGTCACCCGTGAATACGAGCTAGCGTAGAATGCCCACTTCATCCCGCGAAGGTCAGCAATACGTTCTTCTTCAAAAAGCGCCTCTGCAACACGCGTATGAAACTCAGGGAATCGAATCTTGACGTCTTCAGACGTCACGGGACGAATTTTCTTCTGTGCGAGGTCCTGAGATACGACGTAGTCGTTCTTCATCGACTCGAGCTCTTCGACAATGATCGCTCGAACGAGGTCCCTAATCATGCACTGTAAGTATCACTCACGTGAATACAAATGGCTGAATTTCGGGCGCGCCATGCTGTGCTCCCGCAACGTGCACGGTCAGATTCGGAAGGATTGTCTTGCTCACGCGTCCGTGACTGTGACCAGCGAGGACGACGAACTGCTTACGCGGATGCAGGCTTGCGGCGGTTCTGAGGAGTTCACCGAGGATCTTGTTGACAAAGTAGGGCTGGTAATGTGGTGTTCCTTGCACGCCACCGTGATAGTGCGTTTCCTCAAATGGTGGGACGTGTGTGAGGATATAGATCTTGTCAAACCTTGCGATAGCATCTGGCAATACTTTCTTGAAATGTGTAATCGAGAGATTTGACATCGCCTGGGACTTCTCAATGATGTCGTCGATCGTACGAGAACCCTGGTAGTCCTGCTGCTTGCTCCACTCTGGCATGATGAAACGAGAGTTGCGGACGTCTCCCGCCCTACAGTCATACCACCCGTCGTGACCTACGACGCAGACTCCGTCATCTAGACGCAGCGGCCCGAGATTTGTCATCCAGCGCACAAAGTTCAGGCCAGAGATCGCCTGTGGGAGTGTGTTGTAGATGTGTGGGACAGAAGAATACCAGAAATCGTGATTTCCGAGCACGAAGTAGATCGGCTTCTGAATGTTCGCGTCGAGAAGCTTCAGGTGTTGGAGGAGGACGGGCGACTCTGAGATGTCTCCGGTGAGAAAGACAGAATCACACTCGTGCTCACGTACCTTCTCACAGAAGGCGAGAGCCCTGTCCTCCGCAATGTCAGTGAGGTGAATGTCAGATAGCCAGGCTGCTCGCATCTTCTTTCTCTTTCTCTGCTGCGAACCATTTGTGACGCAGCTCTGTGAATTTCTTCGGATCGGTAAAGCTCACGAGCTCTCTGCGCGTAGCCTTCCTCTCTTCTTTCAATACGGGATTGTATCCCACTACTTCGAATTGTTCCCACACGGTTACACGTCCGAACCGAAACCTCTCATCGATGTCCTCCCACCTCTGCCCAAGAAGTTCTAGCTTCTCGTTCTGGGAGACACTCTCGAGTCGCCTCGACACCGCACGGCGTGACTCACCCGACTGTCGCATGTTCCAGTAGCACGCAGTGTTAAGCGCATTTCTGCACCCGTCCACAAATCTCCACGTGAAGTAAGAAGACAGGTCGCCGATGCTGTCGGGAACGATCACTCGACTGTCAAACGTAACGATGTCAGTGAACGCCCTCGTGAACACAGCGGACGCGTGCGATGCCGTGACGCTCACAATTTTCTCGAGCCGGCCGGCAAATAGCTTGTTCTCGGGTGCAAACAGCAGCGAAATCTCATCGCTCTGTGTGAATGCCGCGACGCAATCAAACTCACGCACGAGGCTATCAGTCACTCTATCCATGATCGCGCTGAACAGCGGGTCAAATGGCTTCCTGAAGTGCTTCTCTGTCATCTTTGAAAATGACCTACCGTCGAGCCTCACAACAAAAGACGTCCCACTGGGAACGCTCTGTGAAGAAAACTTCTCGAGAGACTTCATTTTTCGATCAAATTCTGTGATCATGGTATGTACGCTTCGTTGTGTGTGTTTTATCGTTGCGAGCACGGAGGAAAAACATGTACCCTGAACTTCAGCTCGCTCGCCTGTTTCGTTCTGAACTCTTTGCTGACGACGATCGATATCACAAGTTCGAAAAGAGCACTGACGAAAATGGGCTCACGATTTTCTTTGACGTTCCCGGGTGTCTCAAAGAGGACATCACCGTAGAGTGCACGGGCCGTAATGTCTCTGTCGCTGCAAAGAAAAGCGTCGGGACAAGCAAGTCTATTTCGCAGACGTTCGTTGTGAACGAAAGCTATGACGTGGGCTCTATGACAGCAAAATACGATGCAGGCGTGCTACATCTCAAAATACCGAAAAAAGAAGGTTCGCAGAAACGAAAGATAGAAGTCACGTGATAACAAGAAGGGCCCAGAAGGGCCCTTCTCTACTTCTTCTGACGGCTACTACTCGGTGCCGAACTGGCTGTAGTGCGCCTTCAGAGCGCGGTAGATGGTGCGGGCCTCGCGACCATTGAAGTACTCGTGAAACCCATCGGGGAAGCGAACCCTGAGCGAGGTGAAGTTGTCCTGCGTCTTCACGCTCACCTTCAACGTGCCCTCGCTCCTGAAAGCGGTACGGGTGATGCGTGCACCGCTGTTGTACTCTGTGACGATCCTCGCGTCCTTGTTCGTGACGCGGCGGCGCGTATACTTCTCTACTGACATTCTCTGTACCTTTCCTTGTGTGGCTATTGAAGCTCACCACACTCAGAACTTACACAAGGTCAGTATAGATGTTCACCTACTGTCAATTTGACTTTCTGGGACGTCTTTAGTTGAGCTTCACTTGTCTCAAATTGAACCAGATGATTGGACACGCAAAAGTACGCTTGTTTCATCACTAGCTTCACTTTCCCAAATTACGATCACGTGAAACCCATGTTCGCAGATCACTGCTTCGCGGCGTTTGTCATGTTCCCATCTCTCTTGAGAAGTCATTTTGATACTCTTGTTGTACCACGTCGGATCTCCGAACACTTCATGCTTAGGATTACAGTGCCAATAGTCGCCATTGAATTCAACGACACGCTTTGTCACATGATCGACGTAGTCAGGAATATATCGATCGATGCATCGTAGCGATCCAGAACGTTCGGAAGAGTGATAGAAACCATTTTCTCGCAGAGCGTCTTTAAATTTCAATTCAAACTGTGAAACACAACAACCTTTTTCGTGTTCCCAAGGAGTTTTTGTCACACTCCACAAACGAGTCATCAGTTCACGATGTTGATCTCGACGTTCAACTGTCCACATCTTTTTTATTGATGCATTTCGTCGTGCAATAACATCAGACGCGAGCATCCTCGTCAATGAACTCGAAAGTGCAGTACGTACACCTTGTGATACTTTGTCACGAAAACTCTTTGTGTTGTAAACTGCAGTGGGATCTTCACGCATTGCTCTGCGTTTCTCGGAGAATGAGCGTTTTGATGCTTCGCTTTTTCTACCATGATCAGGACGTTTCCAGGCTTCTTTCATCCCTTTGCTGCGTTTTGCACATGTGACATCAGAACGAAATGAGCTATCAGCTCTATTCCATACTTCTTTGCGAGCGCACGATCCA